TGAAGCAAAGCATCCACAATTGGAACCAAAACCACATGGTGGAGATGAACAAGCTTTAAGAGATGCAAGACCTGATAGAACTGAAAATGATACAGCACAATTATTACCACATAATCCATTTACAACTTATGGATCAGGATCAAGTATAATAAATGTTTATTCACCAGATCATGGTTTAACAAATGGAGATACTTATAGATTTAGAGGTGCTCCATCAACTTCTGGAAATTATAATGATCCATTAAGCTTTGATGGTATATCTGGGTCCAACATTGCAAAATCAGCAGGGTATGCTATTACTACAGGAAAGTATGTTAGTGGTAGTAGAGACACAGATAAAACTGACAATTGGTTTTATTTTACAGTTGATACAAACACTGCAACAGCAGGAGAAGTTAAAGGAGGAGGGTTTCCAGTCTCAGTAGGACCAGCAACCCTTAGCGCATAATGGCAGGATTTACATATTCAACACTTACAACAGCAATTCAGA